ATCGATATTCGTGGCGAGGGTCTTGGTCCTTATGGTGACGAGATGGGCTTGCCAATTATGCGAGATGACTGTTATATTAGATTCAGTGATTGGTTGCATACCGTTAAGACGGATGATGTATGGACTCTTGCTCAGTTGGTCGAGTTGTACGAAAAAGACAACTCTAAGATAATCTGGGCTAATGATGTATTTGGAGATGTATAATGAACCAACAAATTAAAAACCTTGCTAAACAATGCTGGGATACTCGATTAGATGGTGTACATTTTGACCAAGAAAAGTTCGCCGAGTTGATTGTTCGCGGATGTATTGACTGTGTTCGGGGTGCCGTCCTTGCTGATGATGTTGCCTTAAGAAACAATCTTGGATTCAACGATGGTATAGCCGAAGGCGTAGTTCATATCCAAAAACATTTCGGAGTTGAATGATGGAAGATAAACATGAACCTCTGAATCCAGAGAATGAAAAACTCATGGATGATAAGATGGCAGAATACATGGAAGCTAATGAAGCTTTAGCAAAATCATTTGAAGAAGCTAGGATTGCGGATGAAAAAAACGCTAACGATTTTTGGGATTCTTTATCGTATGATGATAGGTGTAATGCTTTCCATGCTGTTGTTTCTCGTCTTTTCGATGGTGATATAAAGCAGAGAGGTTCATATCGCTACGTACTATATGATGTCTTTAAGTTTGGTCCAGACATGTATACTCGTGGTATGGATTGTGGTTACATGGCATTGCATAATAGTATTTGCACTGACAAAATTTGAGGAAAAATCATATGAGCAATATTGAAGGAATTGGAGAAGTAATCTTAATTAGAGAAAATGAAGACGGTAGTGCAGATTACCAATTTATATTTCCGCCAGAGGTTTTAGATGCATTGACTAGGCTTGGGATCATGACTGCTATTAAAGCAGGTATCGATGAAGCTAAACAACTAAATCCAGAAGAATTCTTAAATGAGACCGACACACAAGCACGACGTGAATGGGTTGGGCTGACTGATGAGGAAAAAGGCTGGTGTGCTGCGCCTACATATGCAGAAACAATTGAACGTGTAGAAGCAAAGCTCAAGGAAAAGAACGAGTCATGACTCCCCAAGAAATTTTTGAATATAAATTAAAGTGGGCGCCTGGTTATATCGTGTCTATTCATTCTGATTTGGATTGGGAAGCCAAAAAGTGGTGTCGTGCACATTTAGGACAATGGCAATGGGTTCATGAATCATATACTGATGTTTACGAGCACACTTATAGATTTGAACATCAGTATCACGCAGATGAATTTGTAAATCAATTTAAGAACTGGATTACGAAATGATAGAATTATTAATATTGCTTTGGATTGGTGGAATCATTCTAGCAATTACAACTGGAGATTGATATGGCAACATGGATTTTAATTTATACGTTTACGATACCCGAGAATCATTATTTTAATAGACCTGTTATCATGGATAATTTTACAACCCAAGCGCAATGCGAGTTAGCATTAGATTATATTAAAATGTCCTATGATCGTGTTAATATTACAGGTACCGGGCATTGCTGGGGAGAGGAAAAATGAAAGTCGAAATCGGACCATATAAGAATTGGTTTGGACCATATCATCTAGCAGAGAAGATTTGTTTTTGGGCAAAGAAATCTGTAGTCGATAAATACGGATATAAGGACTATCCCGAATACGTTTTTAAGCTAGGTGAATGGCTTGCGTGCGGCAAATGGCGTGGTATCGACGAGATTCCAACAAGCAAAAATAATTTATTTGCTGTGGACGAAGAAAAGAAAACTTTGTTATATAAGTTCCTTCTTTGGCGCGAAAAGAAACGTTCTAGGAAAATTAATATCCATATTGATAAATGGGATACTTGGTCAATGGATACTACATTGGCAAAAATAGTATATCCTATGTTATTGCAATTAAAAGCAACTAATCATGGATATTCAAATTGCATTGATTTGGAAGATGTTCCGGAAAATCTTAGATTTATTGATAAAAGAAATGATTATGATTATTATGGTCAACAATCATTATTTGATTATCAAGAAGAGTGTAATCCGGAATATATCAGTATTGAAGAAGAGCGTTGGAATTGGGTTTTAGATGAGATGATATATGCATTTAGTATTTTGAATGACGAAGATAAAGTCTGGGTATCCGATGATAATGATCGTGTAAATAATGGATGTAGACTATTTGGTAAATATTACCGAGCATTATGGGATTAATATAAGGCAACTTCGGTTGCCTTTTTTTGCCTAAAACTTCCAAAATAGTGTACAAAAATACCACACATGTGGTATAATGTATCTCTGGATACAAACAAAGAATATATGTCACCACAAGATCAATATGAAGCTTTTCTAAAGTATTACGATTACAATGTTCCTAATCCAGAACAGTATCCTAAAGTATTTAAGTATTTGGTTACTATATGGAAATTATATGGAATGAAAAAGTAATACTTTAGTACTACAATAATAGACACACAAAACAGTATACTATTATGTACAACAATTCGATATTTTGGTATAATAGTACCATACCAACCAAACAGGACAAAATAATGACTGAATTCGAATCAAAGTGCTATGGTATGTCAGAAGCCGATATCCGCGAAGAGTACATGGAATCGATCACTGCTAAGTGCGGTGGCTTGGAAATGGTCGTTATGAGCATTTTGTCAGATGCTCAAGAGATCTTGGCTTTCCAAAGTCCTGATGGTTGGTTGAAGCCGGTAAGTCCTCGCGACGCTGACACGGCTCGCAAGCAGATGAACATTGCTAAGTTCATCCTCTCTGAAATGATCAAATCTAAGGTGGCTGCATAGTGTACAAGAATTCGATATTTTGGTATAATAGTACTGTACTGACCAAATAGGACAAAATAATGTCAAACGAAACAACCCACACTTTCGATGTCTCTTACGATTGCCCACTTCAAATTTTCCTTCAATTCCTCCACGACAACAATCTAAAATTGGAATCTTTCATCCCAATGGGTCCAGGGGGCGGAAATCCCGAAATTACCGTTTCCGGATCTTTCGATCAAATTCAATCAATACGTTCTTTCAAATTTTGATTGACTTTCACTAAAAAAAGAAACTATATTATGTACGAAGTAACTATTAAAACAAATACCGGTGAATTGAATTTGATTGCACGTTCGCATACTGCAATTAATAATTTAATGGACATGTTTAAAGGTTGTGAGATTGATATTAAAGCAATCTCTGCAGTTGAAGTTAATACTACAATGGAACAGTAATGGTAATACTCATTTATTCATTAGCCATCATTTTTTCTATTATTGGCGCAATTACAAATGATCCATCGCCAATATTGGCTGCATTTATCATGATCGCGCTCGTATCAATAAACGATTGGATATTTAAAAAATGAAAGAGTTTAACGGTAAACTATACAATAATCGTCACGGCGGTCCGTTCGATCGTGGTTCAGCTGACAGTTGGTATAATCGTGGCGTTTATCCTCACTATTATCTTGGTGCTACATATGACTCAGTTCGAATTGAAGAGGTCGATATGAGCGAGAAGGAAGTTGCTGACTATATGGCAGGTTATGAGTATAATGAACTGTATGGCGATAAAAAGGAATACGTATGAAAAAATCAGAAAAGTCATCAACTGGCGGTAAAATTGTTTATATTGAAACCGGCCTAATTCATATTCCGCACTCAGGTGCTTACTCCGGCCGTGCGGCTGAGGAAGGCGTCGAAGTTAAGGCATATGACGCACCAAAGCGTGGTCGTGGCCGTCCTCGTCTAGACTCGTATGCAAAATACGATTTTAGTGCTTTTACTACTGACGTGAAGGTTCCTACATGGAAAGGCCAATCGCGTGTTTACGTAAAGTTGACTGATGATGATCACGCATAATCCAACGACGGATGTCGAAGCCGTAATTAAACATTACGGGAATAAAGACGGCGTAAATATCAAGTATTGTTGTACTACAGAGCTTAATGTAAGCGATCAGGTATTTGATATTTTTTATAGGGAGACGCCACATCCTGAATTCGGTAATAGGTATTTCGGTTTACACGTCACGCCTTCTAAAGCTGTCTACATAACTAATGCTGATATTGTGGAAAGCTTTGATTTTGGGATGATTAAAGATGCAAAAGGAAACTATCATTATAGTAGATCTCATCACGACTTTGTTACTATAGATCGAAGCATGGTTGATGGTGGTAGAAAGTATATTCGATCTGGAGGTAGATTGACTTATTTTAAGTTAATTAATGGAATTTTGGAGAAATCAGAATGAAAAAACTAATCTTTACGACATTATTAATTAGTACAGCCGCTGTCGCACAGGCCCAAGAAATATTGGACCACTATCGCACAGTCACGCGACGAGTTCCTAATACTCAACTAGTTTGTCAGCAAGTAAGCGTCCCAGTTTACGGTCATACGTCAGAGCCTGGTCCGGGAGGCATGATACTAGGTGCAATCGTAGGTAATGCAATTGGTCGTGCTGCGGGAGTGAGTGGAGGTCAGACTGCTGGAACTATTATCGGCGGTATTGCTGGCAATGAAATATCTCGTGGGCAACAACGTGCACGAGTTACTGAATACCGCACTGAAGAACGTTGCACGAATCAAACTACGTACAGCATAGTTAGTGAGGAAGTATACTCCCATTCAACTATCACGTTTACTGATAGAGATGGCCGTCGACGTATTGCACGATTTAACCGTTAATAAGGAAATATTATGTCAGACTTCGAAACACATGAAATTGGAACCGCAACTGAGTTGCGTCTATCACGCGCTTTGGCGAGAGAGATTGAATCGACAATACAACAATATGGTTTAGTGATTCCTGGAAACGTGTTACAATGTTATTATGCATTAATGAATCACTACGCCAAGGCGTTACAAAATGCGTAACTTAGTAATTTGCCGTATAATTAAAATCCTGAAAGAATATCCAGATCTGGATACAGAGGTTTCTATGCAATACGGTAATATTAATTCTTTATCAAATATAGAGCTACTAAATCTCTATGAATCGTTATTATGTGAGGATGATTATGAAAATTAAATCTATTGGTGGTATGATAAGTGTATTTGTTATAGCTGTTGTATTGTATATAATTTTTGCATTGATCATGGGTGCTGTTGTGGCTATGTTGTGGAATGTCTCCATTGCTGTCGCCGTTTCTGGAATCGCAGAACTAACCTGGGCACAAGGAGCTGCAATTCTTATCCTATGCAATCTTCTATTCAATTCTTCAGCAGCAGCATTCAATAAAAAGTAACTGTGGTATAATAGGTCTATGAAAATCTACTTAGATATGGACGGAGTACTGGCTGACTTTGAAAGCCGGTTTGAAAAGATGTTCGGCAAGCGTCCTGAAAACAAAGCCGATAAGCTTGATCACTTCAACAAGAACTGGAAGCAGTTTGTAAATACCGCCCAATTCATGGACCTAGATCTTATGCCAGGTGCATTAGAACTAATTCAAGAATGTAAATCTTTGAATGTTCCGATCGAGATACTATCATCAACAAGTAACATAGATGACCACCGGGCAGTTAGTTGTCAAAAAGCTTTTTGGCTTGGACGCAATAACATTGCTTTCAAAAGTAATTTTGTGCCCGGTGGTGATAAAAAGGCTGAGTTTGCTGCACCATGGAATATATTGATTGACGATTCTACGTATGTGACGGAGTTGTATAGAGCTGCTGGCGGAACTACTATATTACACACCGATTTAAATACAACAGTTAAAAAGTTACACGAACTGCATTTGGAATGGAATTCACATGAACATTTTTTATCTACACCAATCACCGCGCGAATGCGCAGAACAACATAATGACAAACATGTCGTTAAAATGATTTTAGAATATGCTCAACTTCTCTCTACCGCTCATCGTATTCTTGATGGCACTCCTTCTGTGATTCTCAGTAACAAAGGACGACGCAAAACAGTTCATACTTTGCCTGATCATCGTGACGTTTTACTCTATAGTGCTACTCACGCAAATCATCCGTCTGCTATTTGGGCAAGACAGTCAGATAAAAACTACGATTGGCTGTTTTCCTTATTCCAAGAATTGATGTCTGAGTATACTTACCGTTATGGTAAGGTCCACGCATCTTCTCGTTTAGAAATTGCACTATCTAGATTGCCAACCAATATTCCTCAAGCAGAATTTACCGGTCCTACTCCGGCGATGCCTGATGAATATAAGGTATATGGTAATTCTATTGAGTCATATCACAATTACTACGTAGGATCTAAGCATGAAATGTCGCGATGGACTAACAGACCTATGCCAGAGTGGTTCGCTGAAGGTATAAATAAAAAGTACGATCATGATTGCTACATTTTTATGAAAAATAATCGTACAATATCAACCTCAACAATCCATATTTGACTATGCCTACATATAAATTTTATGATACTGTGACCAATGAAGAATTTGAGAAGTTCATGAGTATCTCATCACGAGACAAATACCTGAGCGAAAACCCACATATAGAATCTCGAATCAATGGTTCGCCCATGATCGGAGACCCAATTAGGTTAGGCCGGGGCGACGTCGGAGGATTTAAAGAAGTATTACAGAACATTCATCGAAGGAATCCAGGCAGCAAAATGGATATTTAAACGTAAATTAAGGATTTTCATGGTAACAAAAAGAAAAACTACAGTTGATAGTGGAGCCGATGATGGCACCGCAAAGCCAAAAGTCAATCATAGTTTAAAAATTCGAATTGATGATCTTAAAACTTTTGAGCCATTGACCGATAATCAAAGGTTATTTTATGATGCTTATAAACAAGGAGACTACTTTATTGCGTTACATGGAGTAGCTGGTACAGGTAAAACTTTTATTGCCCTTTATAAGGCATTGGAAGAAGTGTTGGATAAATCAAATCCATTTGATAAAATAATCATTGTACGTTCAGCTGTTCCATCAAGGGAAGTCGGTCATTTGCCAGGTGACCTAAATGAGAAAACTGAAATTTATCGCCAACCATATCAACAGATTTGTACAACACTGTTTGGTCGTCCAGATGCATATCAGCGTCTAGAAGAACAAAAGCATATCGAATTTATTTCCACTTCGTTTATTCGCGGTATGAGTTTCGATGATGCAATCATTATTGTTGATGAGATGCAAAACTTAACGTACGAAGAAATTGATACAGTTATGACTCGAGTTGGTTACCGTTCCAAGATTATTTGGTGTGGAGACTATCGTCAGACTGACTTGAATAAAAAGAAAAATGACATGTCAGGCATTTTAAAGTTCTTTGATATTGCAATGCACATGAGAGCATTCACTAGAATTGAATTTACGCCTGCTGACATTGTGCGTAGTTCCTTGGTTAAGGACTACATTTTAGCTAAACTTAAATACGAAGACCACGTAGAAGGAGTACACGAATGAAACTATCCCCAAATTTTTCCCTAGCGGAAATGACGAAGAGCGACACCGCCCTTCGTTTAGATATGGACAATACACCGGCCGATGAAGAAATCGCCAATATGACTGCGCTTGCAGAAAACGTCTTGCAAAAAGTGCGTGATCACTTTGGTAAAGGTGTTAAGGTCAATTCTGGATTCCGTCACCCCGATGTGAACGGTGCAGTTGGAGGTTCTAAGACTTCTGATCACTGTAAAGGTATGGCTGCTGATATTGAGATCCCAGGCGTTGCTAATGCCGATCTTGCTGAATGGATTGTTGAAAACTGCGACTTCCGTCAAGTGATCCTCGAGTTCTACACACCAGGTATTCCTGATTCTGGTTGGGTACATGTATCATATAATCCGGATGATAATAAGAAGCAAGTGTTGACTGCCATGAAAGAAAATGGCAAAACTGTATATAAGACTGGATTGATTGCTTAATGTTCACTCATATTTCCCATGATATCGCTAAACTTAAACGTGTGGATTCCCCGGCTGGTAGAGTATATCAGACCCCGGAAGGTAAATCCTATCCATCCGTCACAGCCGTTACGGGACTTCATGGGAAACAAGCAATCCTCGAATGGAGGAAACGGGTCGGAGAAGAGGAAGCAAACCGAATCTCTGCCCGTGCTGCCAACAGAGGAACTCGTATACACACGCTCTGCGAAGATTATCTATCAAACAAAACCCCCGAAGTTTCAATGTTTGATTTAGAAGCGTATACTTCAATCCGAAAAGAGCTAGATAATATTGATAACATTCATTGCCTCGAAACTAAGCTATATTCAGACTATCTCCAGGTTGCTGGAACAGTTGATTGTATTGCCGAATATAAAGGTAAAATGTCGGTGATCGACTTTAAGACTTCTAAGCGAGTTAAGTCTCGTGAAGATATTCATAATTATTTCATGCAAACTGCTGCTTATGCAGTAATGTTTGAAGAAAGAACTAAAATACCTGTCTCTAAGTTGATCGTCTTAATGGCAGTAGATGATGAGAAAGATCCAATAGTATTTGTTGAAAATAGAGATGATTGGATTAATGGATTCATCGATCTTAGAGAGGAATATAAATCATGGAAAAATATCTAATAGGATTATTTGCTGCTTTCGCGTTAAGCTTTTCGCATGCAGCCAATGATGATATTAAAATTCTTAAGCAAGAGTCACAGTGCGCAACGTCAGAACTAGCACTGAGACTTTTAGATGAGTTTGAAGAATACGCGACTATCAAGGGTATGAGCATTCGTAATGAAGGTGAGTACCCTATGGTGATTTTTGTTAATCCAGAATCTGGTACCTGGACCATGCTCGAAAATCATTCTGACTATTACTGTATTATTGCTAGCGGAGAAAATTTCGGAATAAATATAGATGCTATTAACCCTTCTTTAGACCCGAAGTGGTAATATGCAAATCGTGATATAATGAGAGGATATCTTATCATTATGTTCAATGATTGGATTAGGTATAATTCAATAGATGATGTAAGCACATTCGTTGCTCTTGCGGCGAATGCATTAAATCGTTCTCGAGAAGAAATACTTGAGTGCATAGAAGGAGAAATGGCTGATGAAAAAGCTAATAGTATCGATGGCGCTAATAATGGCAACTCTGACGAAGGCTGAAGCTTTACCAGAATTTCCACAGTACTCAGTATATACTGAAGAAGATATTACCTGGTTGACCAAGAATATATATTTCGAGGCGGCAAATCAAGCTACTGCAGGAAGAATTGCAGTAATGATGGTAACTCTTAATAGGGTCTCTCACGATAGGTTTCCGGATAATATTAAAGACGTCGTCACACAAGGAGGCACTAGGTTAAATCGATGCCAATTCTCTTGGTATTGTGACGGTAAGTCTGATAAGGTTAGAGATTGGGAAGCATTCAACGAGATCAAAGTATTAGTATATACATATATGCAGATAGCTAGCAAAATGACTGATATTACTAGTGGTGCAATATATTACCATGCGACGTATGTAAACCCTAAATGGGCTTCAGAAAAGAAAAAGATAATCAGAATCGGTGACCACATATTTTACAAGTGAGGATTTTATGAAAAAAACTGCGATGTCAGCTGAGGAAAAAACAGTATTTAATATGCTGAATACAGGTTATATACAACCAAAACCTATTGCACAATTCTACGAGTTGTATATTACCGGCGATATTGAAGAGGCTTCCGCGTACATCCCATGGTTCGATATGATTCGTCATGCGGATGAGGGTGATGTTGTTAAGTTGTACATCAATTCGTATGGTGGTGATTTATTCACTGCGATTCAATTCTTGCGAGTACTATCCGAGACTAACGCGACAGTGATTGCTTCAGTAGAAGGTGCTTGTATGAGTGCCGCAACAATGATTTTCTTAGGATGTTCACAATTTGAAGTGACTCCTCATTCAGTCTTTATGTTCCATAATTACTCAGGTGGAACATTTGGTAAGGGTGGTGAGATGATCGATCAGTTGCAACATGAACGTAAATGGTCCGAAGGCCTTATGAATGAGATCTACCGCGATTTCTTGTCACCGGAAGAGATCCAGAACATGTTAAATAACCGTGATTACTGGATGGATGGTATTGAGGTAGCCAAACGGTTAACTCGAAGGAATGACATCCTGAACGGAAAAACGAAAGCTACTGAAGTGAAAGCTAAGGAAAAACGTAAACCTGCCACCAAAACCGCACCTAAACCTCCGGTTACACCAGTAGATAGTACTAAAAAGTAATACTTTAGTACTATATGTACATTAATCGTATATTGTGGTATAATAGTACCATCACAACGATTAATGTACTATGGCAAATATACACTTCCTTAGAAAGATAGCAGTAGACGAGTTATGGGATACCATGTTCTTTGCTACCGGTCAACGTCCGGTCAAAGAAAAAACCCCTAACTTTTATATCCTGAAAGCCGATAACCTTGAGCTGAAGATTCATTCTACTCGCAAGGTTATCGTCAACGGTGACACATGTCGTTCGGTACATGAAGCAAAGTATGTTGTAGCGGAGATCCTTTCATTATGTTAATTTACACGCATCAACGTTCTAAGAAAAAAGCACGTAAACCCACCGCAGCTCAACGCGAGCTAGCAGCTTCTTGGGATGCTATCATGAATACGCATAAGCCCAAAAAACAAGTGGTATCAAAATCCGACTCATGGTCGTATTCTCTAGCGGCACCTCCAGGACGAGCCGCAACTACTAAGCACAAATCCGTCGATACTGGTGGATTTGCAGCTAAAAAAGAATCTCCAAAATACACGGGCAGTAAAATGATTGGTATTGGAACTTTGCATAAGTCCAACGCCGTACCAGTATTTTGTGACGAAGAAGCCAAAGCAATGGCTAACATGCGCCGATAAATCTTATTTGTGATATAATACACTATGAACTACCGTAAAGAACTATCCGAAGCATTCATTGACCGTGATGCAGTTACATTAACCGAACTTAAGAACAAGCTTGTTGAAGATACCATCTTTTTAGATCAGTGGTTCGATGTCTTCATTGACAAGTTCTCAGATCTTATGGATACAGAAAAGCAAACTGCTCCAGTATGGAAAAAGTACTACCAACGATTTGATGAGTATAGTGATCTTAAGATTCAATTAAACACAGTGGAATATTATTTACAAAATGTCTGAAAATCTAGAAACAGAAGCCGAACAACCATTGTTTAAGAGTGCATCACAGTTTTCAATGTATATTGAGAAGTCTGCGATAGCAAACCGAATGAGTCACATGGATGCAGTAATACAATATTGTGCTGACAACTATGTTGACCCAGATGATATTAAACACCTAATCAACAAGTCTCTAAAAGACAAGATTGAAGTTGATATGATTAATGAGAACATGCTACCAAAGCGTGCAACACTAGATATTGAATAATGGACGGATTTAAAGCATACAAATACTTTATGGCGGTGAGGTTACACTTCACTACTGATAAGTATGACGTATTCGAAAGTGGTGGAAGAGTAATGGGCTCTCGATCCACATTCGATAAAAGAAGGGATCGAGGATTGTTTGAGAAGCTTGCAGAAAAGTTTTCATCAGACAAAGACTTGATTCAGTTCTTTGTTGCTAACTTTGCATACGGTAATAATGGAGTCGTTTACTCAAGCGAATCACATGACCTATACGAATCTTGGCAAAACAGAAAGCAGTCTATCACACGTAGTTTTGAGGTCGATCTGATCGCACTATCACGAGTATTGGAGACTGAACGCAAACCATATGAATATTTGTTCGACACGGAAGATTGCTCTCCTCCTTTGTTGAATCTATATTTGAGTAAGGCAATATCATTGGAGACTATGTCTATCATCAATGATCTAGATCCTTATCTTGACAAATGGGAACCGTTAATCATGTTATGGAAAGACGAATTTAGAATCATTCGAAAAGTTCGAAAGTTCGTAAAATATAATGAAAATGTGATACAATCAAAATATCAATCATTTAAAGAGGAGTTTTTGGAGCCAGATCATGGGACGCACATACACTAATCAACGCGAATACGATGACCGCGATGCCCCGCGTAAAATTAAGGCAAAGCCACCAAAGCATTCGCGAAATATTTCAGGCAAAGGCATGCGTGTTATAAATAGTATGTCAGATGATGATTTCGATTTACAAGAATCAAATGAAACTAATGACAAATACGACGAATATACATCGACAACATAACGTTAATACAAAGGAAAATAAAATGGATATCAATACACTTCGCAAAATGCGCAATTCAGACTTCGGTAAAATTGCTACAGCATTTGATAATGACTCTGGACCAGGCGGTGAAAAGAAGTCATATAAAGACGATCGCTTCTGGAAACTGGAAGCCGATAAAGCAGGTAACGCAACAGCCGTTATCCGATTCCTGCCTCGTCACCAGGAAGATGAACTACCTTGGGTTAAAGTTTGGAACCACGGTTTCCAAGGACCTACAGGCAAATGGTACATCGAAAATTCCCTTACAACCATTGGTAAAGATGATCCAGTATCAGAGTTGAATTCACGTCTGTGGAATTCAGGTATTGATTCTGACAAGGATGTTGCACGCAAGCAAAAGCGTCGTTTGCAATATACCGCCAATATCTTGGTTATCTCTGATCCTAAGCATCCAGAGAATGAGGGTCAAGTGTTCTTGTTTAAGTTTGGTAAAAAGATCTTCGATAAGCTCATGGATAAAGCTAAACCAACTTTTGAAGATGAAGATCCAATCAACGTGTTTGATTTGTGGGAAGGCGCTAACTTTAAATTGCGTATGCGCAAGGTTGAAGGTTATCCTAACTACGATCAATCCACATTCTCAGAGCCTTGTCCAGTTGCTGATAACGATGAGGATATTCTAGCTGTTGTTAACAAGCAATATGCTCTGAAAGAATTCTTGGATCCAGCAAACTTCAAGTCTTACGACGAACTATCTAAGAAGTTGCAATCGGTTCTTAATGCCGCTCCTGCTCCAGCAATGACTGCTGAAAGTATGGATGAGGATGAAGCACCATGGACTGAGCCTAAGTCTGCACCTATTAATAAGGTCGTGGCTAGTTCTTCCGCTGATGATGACGATGAGGATGCGATGAGCTTCTTTAAGAAGATTGCTCAAGAAGACTAAAAAAAAGGGGCCGCAAGGCCCCTTTTTTATTACCAAGCAGCTTTAGTAATATACTTACCAAACGACTTGTCTTGATTGCGCGTGGTCTTTGACATACCAACATTCGTGCTACTATTATTGTTTTGTACATTAGTCGGAGCACTAACTACCACTGCTTGTTGCTGCTTTTTACCTGAAGCTTCAGCATTCTGAGCTGACGGGGTTGATATATCTGCACCAGGTACTGATGATCTAGACTTGAGTGCATTATCACGTGACCTATCTGCAATATCAGATTGCATTACTTTACTTGGTGGCTTGATTTCTCCACTTCCCACCTTATCACGATATAACATGTGCGCACGGCTTCTAGCTGCACGTTTGCTAGCTAGTGTAGCACCCTTCTTCTGTTCTTTATAAAGCTTCTGCCATTCTGGAGTCTTTTCTGCTTCACTTGCGATATACCCAGACATACCAAATGTTTTCGGCCTATTCAGGGTAGAAGTACTTTTTGAAGCATCACTTGGAGCCGGCTGGACCGCTTCTCGTGTTTCCATTGCGCTATCGGCCTTAGCTTCTTTTTGCATTGAAACTGACTCGTCGCTTTTCTCTTGAGAGCTTACTGCCTTTTCTGCAGCCTTCTTACCTTTGTACTTAGCCATTGCTTCAGCCCAAGCTTCAGCTTCAGCTTCTCGCGCAATATTCTTGCGTGCTATGGTAGACATTCTACCCTTATATTTCTTTGCCTTCTCGTTGATAAGCTCGTTTTTACGCTTCTGGAATTCTTCGTAAGCTTTAGGATCATTTTTACGCATGTCAATCGACATTTCAGCGTCACTCATTTCTCCAGATGCGTTAGGCTTCCAGCCAACAGTCTTAGTTCTGCCAGATCCGCCAGACTTACTAACAGCACCACCGCTAGCATCAGTTCTAGCAGAGCCAATGGCTTTGCCTAATGCAACGATCTTTTCATTTGGTAATTTGCTGATTGCCTTTAATTGATCTTCGTCAATATCTTTAAACTGACGCAATCCTTCTGCAAGAACTGTAATACCTTCACCAGCAGCCTGAACACCTGGACCAACTCTACCGATCTCGATCAGCTGTTCTACTGGTGATTTCTGACCACCGATTGCAGACAACAATCCGGATACTAAGTTAGTGACGCCTCCCACAGCATTTGCTGCACCAAATGCAACCATTGCAGCTGATAGTGCAGTCAATCCACCTGCCACGCTAAATAGATTAGATCCATCTACATCATTTAATTTTAGTATATTAGTTGCGAACGTTTCAAAAGCGTCGGCCGCTAGGTTTGCTGCGTATCCAAATGGTACTAGCGCAACACCTAATGCTCCAATAGCAAGAGCACCGGTAAACATTAATGGAGCTAGTGATCCCATGATAGCTCCTGCGGCACCTAATGCAGTAATAGATATTGCCGCCTTGCCAAGATCTTCCCATGATAAATCACTGAATGTCTTAAGTGCGGCACCAACTCCATACAAAGCTAAAGCCATTGCACCAAGTCCTAATGCACCTTTCAGCATCGTACCAATATTTCTACCCATCAGCTCGCCGACAGCAACTAATCCTGCTAATGCAATAGTCGCTTTTCCAATCGATCCCCAATCGACTTCGTTAAATCCCTTAAGAGCTTTTGATAATACCCATAAAGCACCGGCAAATGCAGCGATACCTGCTGCCGCCTTTAGCATATTTTTAAAACCACCTTTATCAAAGAAATTATTGAAGCTAGATCCAAAGCCGCCGCCAGATCCACCAGCTCCACCACCCGCTGTGCCCTTTCCACCAGAACCTCCGCCTTTGGAAATTTCTTCTCCATTAGCAGTCGCGCGAGTATTCTCTTCGATCTTTCCTAACAATGTAATTTGTTCATTGCGCCAGTCAGCATGTTCTCTTTCGGCTTCTGCTGCAGACGTCCCCTTTGGACGATCTGTGCCGGGTCCTTTCCAACCTGGTTCAAGACCTCCAGTTTTATTTTCAGTTCCTGTTTTGTCGCCACGATCAATAAGATCCTTCATTCTAGGATCTGCATTGCTCATCGTATTTGCCAACTCCTGGCGTATTGCTAGGAGTCCAGTCTTACCAATATCTTCGTCATTATATCCACGATCCTTTAGCGCTTTAATCTTCTTTTCATTGGCACGCATCTTGCGCGATGTTGCCTGTTGTATTCTAAATTCGCTAGCCGCTTCAGCTTCTGATTTTGAAGGATCGATCATTTTCTGATCTTTGATG